AATTCTAAGTCAGCATTTGTTATGTGTGTAGTGATGTTATTCTGTCTAAAACGAAGCTCTTCAACATACACCGATCCTGTACCATTTGCTTGTACATTAATATCTGCATTTGAAACGTTTGTTGTTATCGTTGCATTGGCGCCAAGGAATAGATTGTTCGTCAAGTTGAGGTTGGTTGTGGAGAACATGCCCGGAACTTGTACAACTGTTCCACCAATTGTTACCTGTCCTGTAGCATTTGGATTTATGTTAATACCTCCACCTGAATTTGTTGCAATAATACCATTTCCACTGATTGCAATATTGTCAATGTCTAACTGTCCTGTTATAGCAACATTTCCTGTTATGGTTTGTCCAATTGTAGTCATCGCTTTCTTTACATCTACGACGCCACTTCCATTGGCTGATAATTCAAGATTGGCATTTGATGCATTTGTTGTAATGTTGTTGTCTTTAATTCTTACAGCATCTATGTCTGATTGTCCTGTGACTGTATGTGTACCTACTGTGGTAATATCTACTGTTGTTAAAGTAGAAACTGCTGTTGTTGGTGCAATCAATCTAATACTTCCTGTGCCATTGGCCTCTAATTCTAAATCGGCATTTGAAACATTTGATTTTACTATATTATTGTCTAATGTAATTGAATCAACAGTTACTGGACCTGTCATTGTCGCCGCATTAATTGTTGGTGCTGTTAAAGTTTTGTTTGTTAATGTTTGTGAACCTACTAGTGTTGCCACTGTTGAATCTATTTTTGTTGTAACTGTTTTGCCTGATGCACTTGTTTCGATTCCTGTTCCACCTGAGAACTGTAATACTTCAGAATCTAAGTCAATTGAATTTGTTGTTGAGTCATCTGATGTGAAGTCTAGATCACTTGCTGTGACCTGTGCGTCAACATAAGTTTTAATTGCACCTTGTGTGGCCAATAGTGTTGCACTTGATCCTAATGCACCATTGTCAACGCCTGTAACTGTTGCACCTGTTGCCAATGCTAAACTTGTTGATAAAGTTGTTGCACCTGACACGTTTAAGCCTTCGTTTATTTGTACCTGTGTTGAATCATCTGAACTGATTGATGTTCCTGAAAATTTTAATGAGCTGGCTTTAACTGCACCTGTACCATGCGGTGCCAAAATAATATCTCTGTTGGTAGTTGAAACAATGCTGTGAGTAACAACATCTAAAGCGCCACCTAACTGCGGACTAGTATCAAGTGATACCCTTTCAGTTAAGGAAGTACCGTATAATTCGTCAAAGTTGTCGTTTATCTTGTCAAATGCTGTTCTTAATGGATCACCTGTACCGTCGTTTGCACTAGATCCTATGCCGATTGTTTGTTTAGCCATGCTTTATATAATCCTTTTGTTACGATTATTTATTCTAAATTTTATAAACCGAATGTAAAACTATAGGTCGATTGCTGTTCTTTGGAATTTGAATACACAACTATCACTAGTGATGTTTGTTGCTAACAATCTAACATTACCGTCATCTACGTCTGCTGTGAATGTGCATAGTGGTGCAGAGTAAGATCCTGTGTTTCCAAACACAGTCACGTATGCTTCGATTGTGCTGTCAGCACTTGGTCCATGTATCACATTGGCTTCTACTATTTCAAATCTGCTGTTCGTTGCATCTGCTATTGATATAAAATATTTTGCACTTCTGTACGTGGCAGAACTAAATGCATCTATCTGTGTTGTTGCAGACGAAGCCACAGTTGTTGTGCTGTCAGCGATGTCTGAGTGATTTAATGAAGTACTTACTGTTGCAAAACCTAAGTTTCCTGAACCATCTGTTTTTAAGAATTGGTTTGCACTGCCATCGGATGTCGGAAACAACAAGCCACTCAAAGAAACTTTTCCTGAACCGTTACCTGACAATTCAAGATTGCTGTTTGATGCATTTGCTGAAATTGTATTGTCTGCTATTGTAACTCCATCGATGGCCATTGAGTTGTTCACTGTGATTGTAGTAAATGTTCCTGCCGCCGCTGAATTGGCTCCTATAACTGCTCCATCTATGGCTCCGTCATTGATGTCTATGTTTTCTATTTTAACTTTGCCTGAGCCTGAAGCAGAAAGCACAAGATCCGAGTTGGACTGTGTGGTTTTTATTTCGTTATCTTCTATTGATATATTTTCATCTATGATAATTTTTGGTGCTGTTACTGATCCTGTTCCACTAGGGGTTAACACAAGGTCATCATTGCTTCTGTTGGCACTAATATTGTTACCGCTGACTACTATGTTACCGGAGAACAACGGAGACTCATACAACTCTGTGAACATAGTGTTCACTTTTAACATAGCCGCTCTTAACGTATCACCTGTACCGTCGTTTGCATTTGTTCCTACGTTTAGTGTCTGTTGTGTCATACTATACCTTAATAGGTCTCCTAATAAATTTTAAAACCTGATTGTTAGTGTTATTTACTGTTCCTAGCAACCTAACATTACCGCTGTTAATGTCTGCTGATAGGGTAATTGAATCATATATGGTAGATCCGTCGCCATCACCGTTTGTTGCCGCACCAAATGTGCTGACATATGCATTCGTTCCGTCGTGTGTTACGTTTGCATCAATTATTGTGTACCTGTCGGCTGTGGCATCTGAAATCTGTATGTGATATTTGGCACTACGATAAGTTGAGGCACTAAATGAGTCAATAGCTGTTGTTGTTGAGTTAGTCAGTGTTGTTGTGCCGTCATCGATGATCGAAACATCAAATATTATGCTTGAAGTAGCCCATGATAGTTGACCGCTTCCGTTTGTTTTTAAAACCTGTCCTACTGTACCGTCGGTGTTTGGCAATTTGATGCCTGACACATCAACATATCCTGAACCAGCTGGGCTAAATTCTATATTGCTGTTTGATGCATTTGTTGAAATTGTATTGTCTGCAACAGTAACGCCATCAATGATCAATGCAGAGTTGTTGTAGTTCAATGTTGAAAAAGTTGCAGAAGCTGGTGTTGTTGCACCTATCACTATTCCGTCTATCTCTCCACCGTCTATGTCTGGGGCAGAAGGAAGTTGGACTATTCCTGTTCCCGAAGCACTTAATACTAAATTAGCATTTGATGTGTTGGTTGTAATATTGTTGTCTGATAATCGTACTGTTGAATCTATTGTTAAAGCTGTTGACATTCGAACAATCCCTGTTCCATTGCCTGCCAACACTATGTCTGAATTTGTTAGTGTCGATGTGATGTTATTTTCTATAAAGTGTATTTGTGATTGTGCTGAGCTTGTGGCAAATAGTTCCGTAAAGTTTTCGTTTATTCTTACACCCGAAACTCTAATACTGTCGCCGGTTCCATCATCAGCCTGTGTACCAATCCTGATTGTTTGCTTAGCCATGTTAGATACTCGCTAGTGTGATCTTTTTCCATATCACTGTGGAACCATCATAGTTCGCAGTGCATACATATAAATTTGTTGCGTTCCAAGATATAGATCCTGCTACGTCACCTGTGTTTCCAATTGCGGTTGCAGTTTTTGTTGTTGTGATCACTAGTCTGTCTGCATTGACTTTTACTTGTCCTGTACCGTTTGGATCTAGTATTATGTTGCCATTTGTGTCAGCACTTAATAAAGTGTTGCCGGTCATTTGTAGATCACCAGCCAATTCCGCAAAGTTGGCATTGATCTTAGTCATAGCGGTACGTAAAGTATCGCCTGTTGCTGAATTTCCTGCTGTTCCTGTGTCTACTGTTAATCTTGTCATAATATGATACACGTATTTATTAAATAATAATATGTTCATAGAAATGCTTAAGACCCTAAGATTGTACAAGAGGGAGAGCAAATTAGGTACGATGCACACATTTCATCGTAAGAATACGGTGTATGTATTCAAATGTGATTCATGCAATGAAAAGTTTATGCGACCTAAATCGCAGGTAGATCCAGCTCGTGCTTCGAATGACTACAAACATGTCTGTTCAAATTGTGATACAAAAAAGTATGCACAAAAGATAGGTGTAAAAATGCGTAAAGTGTATAAGATAGACGCTAGTTCAACTCAAACTTTATAGTTCAAGCCATTTAATACTATCACGTGATCCGTCTATCCACCTTTGAAGGTCAGCGTAGATGCCTGCTTTAATGTTAGGTTGATCCAAGTACCATCTTAGAAAGGCGTTGCCGTATAGATACTCTTTACGGTTGATAAAATAAAAATTTGTACCAGGAAACTTTCTAGTAATTTGTCTTAGTTGATACATCCATTCATATTTTAGATATGCCTTCATGCTTTCTCTGTCTGGATAGTTTGGAGAATTTTTATAGATGTTATTTTGTATTCTGCTAGGAGTTTCCATTTCCCATTGTTGGGCACCTAGTATGTCAAATGCCATTATAACAACATTCTTTATGCCCGACTCTGCCGCCATCAGCACAGCACTCATGCCTGATCCTCTGTTCTCTGAAAAATCTATGGTTCTAATTTTGCCACCTTTTTTGATATCACCACCACGCCATAATCTATATAATTTTAATCCTTCAGGCACCTCTTCTCCGTCATCTCCTTGACAGATATAATTCCATTCGGATATGTCGTCTATTCCGTGTATTGAGGGAGATTCTTTGTTGTTGTGCCATGTTGCAAGTTCTTCATGCATGGGAGGATTTACTGCCACTATGTGATCACACAGCATGGGATGGTCTCGGTATATGCCATTACAGCCATATACTATTCCGTTGCCTTTTAGTTTTTCTATTGGGTATATGTTTCTTGATTCACCGTTGCCTATTATGAATGCTGTATCCATTAGACACCAAAACTTTCTCCACAACCGCAACCTGATGTTGCATTTGGATTTTCAACAGTGAACTGTGATCCAAATAATTCTTCTTTCCAGTCGATGATTGTTCCTGATACGTATAATAAAGATATTTCGTCAACAACAAATCTGCCACTTTCCCATTCGATTATTTCGTCGTCTTTGCTTACTTCTTCTTTTTTACCGATCAATTGCCAATCGTATTTGAATCCTGCACAACCGCCACCTAGCACTGCTAGACCCACAGCATAGTTGCCTGGATTTTTCTCTAACATTTTAGTCATTTGATTCTTTGCTTCGTCTGTTACTGTGAATACTGTCATACCCATATTTACCTCTCTAGTCGACCCATGTTATTAACTCCGATTGACAACCAAAATTTAGTTGCATCTAACTTGTTTTCAAAGCTCATATAACTGTTTTGATCCTCCCAGTTATGACGCATAGGATCATACAAGTCCGTTTGTTCGAACCACCAACCCCATTTGCCCTCACAATTCTTTTGACACCACTCTATACATTCAGCCATAATACCGTTAGAGTTCATATCGATGTTGTGTTCGAATTGTTTCTCATATCCACAATCCTCAGGTATATCTGCTAACACCGGACTTATTTTTTTGACTTTTACTTTTCCGAAACTCTTGTTTGCCATAGTACATTAATTGTACTAAATTTTACTTCCAGTTGTCAATGACGAAAGGATCTGCACATTCCATTGGATTTGGTTTTCCATGGAAAACAGCAACCTTATTACCTTTTTGTATGGTTACTGGAGTTCTAAAGAAACTTTTACCGTCTTTGGTTAACAGTTTAGTATCTTTTAGTCCAATCATCTCCCATTTGTAACTTCTGATCCATTCATCTGGCCAATGTGTTATTTCGTTTACTGCTTTTTTTGATATCCAATCTTGATCTCCGTGGTTCTGTTGCATAACTGCACTTGGATTTTCTACAAATTTGTTCCATAAGTAATCCATCGATCCTGCTTCCCAACGCATACAACTTGAGTTGGACAGTTTCCAATCTGGTACTCTACATCTGTTAAAATCTCTAATAATATTGAACTTTCCTGGATGTGTGAACAACTCGTCTATGTTGTCAAAAATAACAACATCAAGATCAAAAAATAATATGTTGCCCTTCAACGGCATGTCTGGACTGAACATCCATAGTTTGCTCCACCATGACTTAATCCACGGATCATTAGGCAGTTTAATTATGTTTATCTCAGGATCTACTCCTGTGGGATCATCAGTTAGACAATGAAATTGAAAAGGCACTGTGGTGTGTCGCTTGACCATGTTGTTGAGCACATTGGCATATTGTGAAGGATACTTGTTGCCCCATTTAACGCATACTACGTGATTCATAACCTCTTTTTAATCCTTCCATTTGTATTTGTTTCCAGTTATCACTATCAAGTGTATAAAGAAAATCGTTTGAACAATTTTCATCATCTCTAATTGTAATACTTTTTATATTTAAATTATCTTTCATCTCTTCGTATATAGAAGTGAAAGGACGATTTTGAAAAGATGTTTCTAGATCTACCTGTCCGATCTTAATATAACCCAGTGATAGTTTAGAGTCTTCCCAGTCGTAGTTGTTTTCTTTGAGCCATGCTCTAAAGCCGTCTATTTCTTGTTTTTTAAAATCATGTGTTGCTTCTGTTATCGTATTTCCCCATTCTATATCAAATTCTCCGGAATAGTATTTCTGATGATTAATCTCTGAACACAATGCTTCAGTCATCTTGGGTGCGTGTTCGTCTCTGTAAACTTCCACTAGTGTTTTGCCCACCTGTGACCAATGCAAGTACACACCTCCTAGTTCTCTGTCGTATCTGTTTTGTTTGAACAGTTCAAAATCTTCTTTGTGTAAATCATGCCTAGGTGCATTTAAAAATGTTGTGATCTGAGAAGGTCGTACCCATTCAGGCTCCACTATGCTTTTTCTATATGACAAAACCCAACTTTCTATCTCATGACAGATGTTGTTGAGCTGTCTTATTGCATACTTTGTTTCTGTATTGGCCTGTGTGTAGTATTCGGATATTTCCCATGCAGTGCCTTGCAGTTCTTCAAAGTATCTGTGCAGTAGATTACAAGAATCGTGTTTTAATCGTAGACCTGGTTTGGACATTTCATCGCCGTCTGGACAAAGTCCTGTCTTAAGACTTGCAGAGTATTGGAAGTCATCTGCAACAAACGGATGTATTTGTTCGTATGGTGGATCAAATGCAAATGAATTTATTTGTTCTATGCTTTTATTAAGTTCTCCGCATAGGAAGTTTAAATCTCTTGTGGAACTTGCCCAGCCTAGGAAACAGAAGTTTTTTTCAAGTATTCTTTTTTGTACAAGATTGTCTTTGAGTGCTTCTATGAATCTTTTGCCTAATGATGTGTTGTATATGTCAATTTTGACTTTTTTATTGTTGTAGTCTATTAGGATTTTATTTTCTAGTGTAGATGGCACTGTTTGCTCCGTGTTCTGCACATTCCACACTTTCAACCCAACATCTTCCATCTGTCTTGACTGTTATTAAATTGTCTGCAAATCTAAAAGCATGTTCGGCAAACTTCTCTGTACCAACACCATCAAACAATCTAATCTCTGCTAGATCCAATGCTTCAAGCTCTTTGAATTTTTCTAGATGAGGATCTGTCATGTCTAATGCAAGTTTATGATCAAAATTATCTTCTAGCCATTTCTTTAAAGGTTTAAGTCCGCCAAAGTCCACTGCCCAATTTTTATTGTCTAATTTCTCACAGCCAAATGTAAACTTAAATTGTAAACTATACCCGTGTAACAGGTGACAGTGTGAGTGATCTGCGTTGGGTTGTCTGAACACACAAGCAAGTCCTATGTTGTGTCCGTATGTTTTAGTCGAGTAGTATGCCATTAGTTTAACCTTTTGTTAATGTCGTCTATGTTTATGCCTAGTTCTTCGCCTTTTTCTCTGAGTGTGTCTGTTAGCTCGTTTGGAATATTTAATTCTCCATCGATGATAGATTTTAAGAAGTGGATTAGCACAGTGAATTCAGGTCTCTGTGATACTGTTTCTGGATCTACTCCGTATTTTTCCATAATGTCAAGCATGGCCTCAGTTGTATCGACCAGTGCCTTGATGCTTTTACTATGCTTATCAAAATGTGCCATTATACAATAATCTTTGGTTTGTCAGGAACGACCACTTTAGAGAATATTCTCTTGTACTCGCCTTCTATCTTGTCGTTGACCATTGCTATGGATATCACGTGTGTCTTAGATATGTCTATCTTTTCAACTTGATTGGCAGTGGAGAAAAATGTACCAAATGCAAGACCCTGTGGACCATTCATCAATACAAGTGCTTTCTCTATACTGATGTATGAGTCTGCTCCGCCTTTGTAATTTGCAATAACTTCTTCACCTGAAGCCAGTTTAAGAGTGATAAGATCTCCATCTTTGTATTTTTCAAACATATTACTATTATAAAGATTATTTAGACTTTGTCAACTGCTTATTAATAAACTTGGCCATGCCTTCGTATGTTTCTTGAAACACATTTCCGTGTTGTGACCATTCTTTAGGCATTTCCCAACGATCGTGGTTTACCACAATCCATCTTGTGTCTGGATCTGAATATCCCATCAATTTGTGAAACTGATATATCCAGTAAGATGGATCTACAGGTTTTTTGTGATATGTGTATCCTTCTGAACCGTTATACAAGTTATTGACTTTGTTTTTTTCTACAGGATGCAGATCAAAACCCAACATGAATATTGCTTTTGGTTTGAACGTAAGTCCTAACACACCTGCGTATGGTCCTGCTCCCCAATGGAATGGTTCGTCCTTCCGTTGGTCACCTGCATAAGGTAAGTTTGGTAATTTTTTAGTATTAGGCCACATAGCAAATTGATCTACCCACCTGTCTCTGGTGTATATTGTTGTGCCTTTTCCTACAGCATTCACAGCCTGTTGGCACATGGGCTTGTCTACACATATTAAATATTCTGTAATAAAATCTCTATAAATTGCATTACACCCGATCACTGTGGAAAACGATTTAAGTGGTGAAATGTCAAATCCTCTTCTAGATTCGCCATTGCCTATTATAGAAACATACTTGGTCATAATACTATTTAATCACCCTGTTAAACTGCTTTAGAGCTACGTACAGCGGTGGTAAAGGCCTGTCTGCAATAGTTGTATATATTACTCATTATCAGCGATTAAACCCCATACAGTACGGTATTGATCCCATGCTTTTTTAAGTGCTGGATATTTTCTTCTCATCTCAATAGCTTGTGGACCTACCATTTCTTCCTCATCTCTACCGGTATCTATGTCCTTTGCTAGTTGAGTTTGTGACACTAATTTACCACGTGTGCCATCTTTGTTTTGCTCGTACACAGTCTCACCACCATCTGGCGATACAAAAATTGTTCCTCTGATTTCTTTTTTCTTACGTTTTTTCATAAATGACTTTGGGGCAATTTCAGGCTACCGTCCTTGCCCCACTTTAACTAAACTCTCGCTCAGTTAAAACTTGTAATTCGTTAATACCTACTATTGTGATCAGCACCTGGGTGTGACCATCTCAGCCCACCTTCATGTTCTGCATCACCTTCATGTCTTGGAATAAAATGTATGTGTGGCCACATGATTGTTTGTCCTGCACACAAACCTATATTCATTCCTACATTAAATCCTTTCATCTTACCTTCTTCGATCCATTCTTTGCCACAGTAGTAGGCAAGTTCGTATGACTTTCCTATTGCCTCTGGTGTGTCTTGTTTTGGAATAAAAAGTGTGTGTCCTGGAACACACGGGTATTTGTCTTTGAACACAGCCGTAGATTCGTTTTCAAAGATAGGTGTGTCGTTGCCTACCCAAGTTGACTCTCCGTAGGTATCTATTGGTTCAAAAGGTTTTTTGTAATTGGACATTGTATTTCTATTATAATAATAGAAATTTCGTCAGTGTGCAACCTTTAGTTTCTGGTTATTGAATAATGTTTATAGACTTGTTGTACTTTTCTTGCTTGGAAATAACAATCTTCTAGTGCATTGTGTAGTCCGGTTCTTTTTTCATTTGGATCACGAGGTACTAGAGCAAACAGTGTTCTCGAATCTCTAATTTGCCAATAGTTCCATGGAACAGGCACTTGCATCTGTGCGTAAAAATTTTGTAGTATTGCATAATCAAACAGAGGCCCTTGGCACCAAAATACATCAACACCCACACACCACTTGTTTAACTGTTTAATAAAATATTTTAAATCTATTCTATCCTCATCTCCTAGTGCTTCTTCTCGTACATCTTCGGCCTGTGTTCCCCACCACTCAACAGTGGCTGGATCTATGTCTCTGCCCATAGCACTTTGAGAGTCTACATCGATTCTATGATATAAGCCTTGGGAAGGTTCAATGTTGTTGTACGGATTAAACTTTACACCACCTATGGTTAAAATCGTAGCATTGGTTTTAGTAGAAAGAGTTTCCAGATCTATCATTGCGTGAATCATAGTATCATTATACTATAATCTAGCTAGATGTCAACTAGGACCTAAGTCCGCACCATTCGAGGAAGTGTACAGGAAGGAAAGCTAGATCGATTGAACGACGTGAGGAGAACTGTTTGAGATAATCACCTGTATTGATGCGATCTTTGTCATCTGGTTTTTTATCGATCATCCTCGTAATATTATTGAACTCTGGTAAATTATTTTTGTTTTTTATACTATCGATGAAATTATTCTTCGATCGATCATCCAACACATGCGGCATCATCCACGAGGTGCCAGTTAGATGGTTTATTTGTATTTCGTGTTTCTCATGATACGTGTTGTAGAATTCGGTGAATCCCATCACCGACAGATTAGAGATTGTTGATATGAATCTTATTTTATGACCGTTTTGTTCTATCATGTTAATCCTGTTCTTAAAGTTCTTCCAAGTGACTCCGTGTCTTATAAGTTCAAATAACTCTCCTGTTGATTCTCCCGATATTTGGAATGTAACATTCATTCCTTTGGTCTTTTGCAACACCTTTCGCAATCTTGCATCACTAACTCCTAATCCTGTTGTTATGGTGATTTTTTTCCCATGTACATAATCTAGCATTTG